GAATCTCCAACAGCATTAAAAGTGATTGTGGTCGCGCTTCCAAGGTTAGCTGGAGTTAAAACACCAGTATCACCACCAGCTGCTTCTGCAACATAAATAATTGTTTTGAGTTGTCCTTGTGCGCCATCTGCAAGTGTCAATGCATTGCCAGTGGCGGTGGAAGTGAAAGCAGTGGCAACGCTTGTGATATTTACCGCACCAGGGCCACTCAATGCTTGAACTGTTGCTGATGCTCCAGTGCCACCATTTGCGACAGGCAGAGCGCCAGTCACGCCAGTTGTTAGTGGCAATCCTGTGCATGAGCTAAGAATTCCAGATGTTGGAGTGCCAAGAATTGGCGTCACCAATGTTGGTGTATTGGCAAAAACCAAAGAGCCAGTTCCAGTTTCATCTGTAACGGCAGCGCGAAGGTTTGCAGAACTTGGACTGTTCAAAAATGTTTGAATTGCTGCGTTGAAGCCTGCGGTCTCATTGACAATGTTGTACCAAGAATTTGTGGCTTGATAGAAGCGATAGCACACGGCTGCGCCAGCAGTCAATGTTGAGACATTGCCAAAAATAGCAGATGCACCATTCAAGGCAAGAGTAAATGCCGTGATTGTCTGAGTGCTGGTTATCAGCACCTGAGTGCCATCAGGCACGCCAGTGTTCAGTGGCAGGGTGATTGTGCCGGTGGCCAGTGTGCCAGCAGGTTGCAAAATCATCCATTGCTGTTCGCTGACAGGCGTTGGCACTGTCACGTTGAAGCCAGTGCCTGGAACGTACAGGTTGGTGGCCACGGTCGGGGCCGCAAATGTAGCTTGGAAGTATTGCAGCAATGCGCTGACCGACATTTTCCGAGCATCCCCATTGTTCTGGTCGTAGACCGGAATCTGGTTTGCACCAGAGACTTGGCTGATGCTTGAGAGTTGGTTGATTTGTGGCATGTTGGTGGTTCCTCAGTTGTATTCGAGTGGGCCGTCTTGACCGGCCAAGACTGGATCGTAGGGGCGCTGCAAGAATGGGTCGTCGTAGACGCGCCAGGGCTTGTTGCCTGCACCGGATGGCATTGTGCCTGGCATCTGTTGCTCCATTGGCATAGCTGCGCGTGACAGGAGCGTGTTGTACGACTCCTTGGCTGTCATTTTGGTGTCAGGCATGACCATCTTCCCATAACTGGGTGCCAGTTTGATGGCCAAATTGGAGTAGATCGCCTCGTTGGAGCTGTCTGGAACGTTGGTCTGCTCGTCCAGATCGCTGTCTTGAGGGCTGGATGGCAGCGGGTAGGCCAAGCGAATGCCCAAGGCATTCCATGCGGCCATCATGGTGTCCAGCCTGCGCAGGGCAGACTGCAACTGTTCAGGGGTCAGATCAAAGACGTAGGAGGCAAGGCCAATTTCCTCGAAGGCCTGTGTGACGAATTGGCGCTTTGTCCATCCCATGTCATTCTCCTGTGTTCTCAGACAATCTGTCCTGGATCAATTGTCCCAGTTTTTTGTCTTTTGTGCGACCATCAAAGCGAATTCCAAGTTCGGTGGCCTTGGCCTCAAGTTCTTCGCGGGTTGGCCCTGCATCCTCATCGATGGGATCAGGCTCTGGAGCTGGCGCTGGCTCAGCCTTGACCTGCTCACGCCAGTCGAGTGGCTTGGCTGGCTTTTTCTTCTTGATTGGCTTGATGGCCCACTTTGGCTTTGGCTTTTTGAAGCCACCAGCATTGTCGCCTGCGGCTTCGATGGCCTCAGTTGAGGATGCGAACCAGCCTGCTTCCAGCTTTGCGTCGAGTTCTTCTTGCGTCTGGACGCTGTCAAAGTTGTATGTGCCACCACCAGGCTTGCGTTGCTGGCCTGGACTTTTGTAGATCATTGCTGGGAATGATGTGCTCATTTTTTGGCTTTCATGGGCTTGGCTGTTTTTGCAGATGCAACAAATGCAGCCTTTGTCGGTGCGCCTTTTGTGCCAGGCTTGCGCATGCGCTCAGGCGTTTTGCCTGCTGCCTTCTGGTCTGCAATGCGTTCACGCTTGGCGTGAATGTTGGCATATAGACCGGCCTTCACTTCATGGCTTTCTTGGGTGCTTTGCCTGGCTTTCCTGCGGCCTTGGCTGCTTTGGTAGCCACATTCAATGCGATGGCCACAGATTGCTTTTGAGGCTTTCCAGACTTCATTTCTTTGGCAATGTTTTTGCCGATGGACTTGCTTGAGTAACCTTTTGTCAATGGCATGGTAATTTCCTTAATGAGAAAGGGGGGCCGAAGCCCCCCGATCATTTCACAACTTAGGGTTGGTTAAACAACAAGATGCCGGACATTTCAGGCTGCTTGTTGACCACACCGAAGAGGGTGTCCAAGCGATACTTGATCGTCATGCTATCGATGTCGTAGAACTTCTGCATCACCAGCTCCACGCCTTGATCGGTGGTAGCACGCATCACTGCGGTGCCAGCATCGGATGGGACTGCGTAGCGGCCAGGCAAGATTTCCAACGAGTCACGCTGCCAGAACACGTTAATGTTCGAGGCTGCGGTGTTGAGCCAGTTCAGAGGTGCAGCAGCAGCAGGAGTAACGATAACGTTCTTGTACTGTGCAGATGCATCGCTTGCAACTTGGTTGGAAATAATGGGAGGGCTGATCACCATTTGGGTGCCGTTGGTCACGCTGATGACGCGGAAGGTCTTCAGTTGGCCAGTGGACTGTTTGGTGATGTGATGCACTGCAACCACGCCGTCGATCGTGAAGGCATCGCCAGCAACGATGCCAACCGTGTTGGACACGGTGACAGTCTGATAGCGGTTGTCCACGTTGATCTGGCCACCGACCGAGGTCGAAGTGGCTTGGGGCACGTAGTAGTTGAGAGCAGCGTTCTGGGTGTCGATGGTAGTAACACCACCAGCAGCAGCAGCGATGCGGTTTGCGTAGTCGAACTTGTAGGTATCGAAGCCTGCGACCATGCCAACGAAGCTGCGCTCGTATGCACGATCAGACTTGGAGTTACCGAACGAACGGCTGGCTTGAGACAAGTTACCGGCCAGACCGTTGTAGTCACGGCTGGACAAGCCCAAGAAGCGATCGTAGTCAGGCACGCCTTGCTCGTTCATGATGCTGTCGCACAAGGCCACATCATCATAATCACCGGCAGCGGTGGAGACTGGAACGACCAAAGTGCCTTGGGCAGCTGCGGTGTTCATGATCGCCACGTTGATGTCGGATGCGAGCTTTTGCTTGGCTGACTCGCCCAGACGACCTTCTTGCAACGCATCGCGCAGATCGAGGGTGGTCATAGTCCAAGGCACAGTCTTGCTGAAGCCAATGGTGGAAGGCACAGACAATTGGGTCATGTTCTGATACGAACCAGCGATGGTCGTGCCAGGAGTGCTGTTGATGGACTGTGCCATGTAAGGCATGGGACGCCAGATCACGTTGTTGGTACGTGCCATCATCGTCTGGTCTGTGTTGTAGACCGAAACGTGACGAGACAGAACCAGCAAGTCCTGGAAACCTTCGAGGATGTCTTCGAACGCAACGCGCTCTTCTTTTGAAAATGCATTTGCCATGATTGGCTCCTAAATTAAAAAATCATTTGGAAGCTGCTCGCTTTTGCGCTTTGTACTGGATGACTTTCGTCATGTTTCCAGTCTTTTCCGCTTCTGCTCGTAGCCGTTCAAGGGTTGAGTCCACCGCCCCAGATACTCGGCCAGTTCCTGACACGATTCTCTCGGGTGGCGGGGCTGCCCTGCGGTTGGTAACTTTCAATTCTTTCTCCAGTTTCGCTACCGCAAAGGCAAACTTTACGGGGTCTTTAATGTCGGACAGCTCTTTGGCCTTCTTCGGGTTCTTACCGAGCGCGTAGATGACGAGCGCAGGATTATCTGCACCCTGGAGCACCACGCCTTGCTGGGTGATGTTGAATAACTCTTGGGCCACGGCCTCAGCGTCTTCAAAATCTTTGACTCTCAGCTCGGCTTTCGCCTTGCCGTAGCCATCCAGTTTGGCTTGCCATGCTTTTTGCTGATTCATAACTTCAGCTTCTTGCTTGGCATTTGACTCATCAGCTTGTCGCTTGCGCTCAAACCAATCAGCCAGTGCTACCTCGAATTTGTCAGCGTCATAATCGTGATCTTCTAGCTTTGGCTTGTTGCCTATCACCACTGGCTTGGTC